TAGATGTATCGTCTGTCAAGTCGTTGGCGTTTCTGATGTACCAAACATATAAAAATGACCCCGCCTCAGTTGGAGTAGGAGTAAGCAATAGCTTAGGCTTTTCACCTTTAACTGAATTGAGAATGAAGAAACCATACTGCTGTGTGCCATTCATGATGGTCTTTTCAGTTTCATATATAGCAATCTTATGCCAATTACGAAGCCTCTTAAGTTTCCATACTTGCGTGCCGGAGCGGTAAATAATCTGACGAATTTTCATACCGTAGATATTGTCTGGTATTTCGTATTCTTCTTGTCCTGGAACAAGAGTAATTTGACCTCTAGCCAAGAAATAATCTTCGCAAAGAGTAAGGATCTGACGCTCTACTTCATCAATGGCTTCGTTGGCATAGCCAAGAAGCTCTGCTTCATTGATAAATGTCTCGCCTTCTAAATCAAGATCACGCAACACCTTGGCTTTGATCTCTGCAAATGTCCAGTATCTCATGTATATCTCCCGACTAAACAGCGAAGTTGTGTCGCGCCAGATGCCGTAATATCTAAGTCGTTTGAGTCAAATTTAGAATAGTTTAATGTAATTGCTGCATTATTACTATTGTGCATAATTATAACATCAAGAGGAACAAAACCTAAACTATGTTTAAACTTAAAATTTGTAACAGCACCAGGTATTTCAATAGAAAGAAAGCTAAAACTAGATCTGTCTAATGGGTTAGCATTTCCATAATCCATGATCCTTTTAAAGTTCTCTTGAACATACAAGTCTTCTATTTCTTGTCTGAGAAGGCGTGGGAAACTCATGATATTGTACCAACCTCGCCACTTCCAGAGACTTTATAAGCCCCCTGGCTTTGACCTGCGATATCGTAAACAATTGATAAATTTAAAAGATTTAAAATCTCCCCTTGAGGCTTTCCACGAATAACCCATTTTAAATTAGAACCACTTACAGATGTATCTAATGTATCTGTATAAACTAAGACATCATCAGTTCTATTAGATATTTTATACTCTTTAGTATAATTATCAGTTTCAAATGAAATATAATAACCTATAGCCTTAGATGGCCAGTCATATTTTACAATGTCGGTTAAAGTAGCAGTTTTTAATGTAGAATTAACTGTAACTGTACCAATTACATCGCTTGATAATATGGCAACATGAGCATTAGTAAACTTTAAACTCTTATAGTTACAACGAAGACTCTTGGCTGGCATGAGGCGCTTCTCATGAATGAGTCCCTGCTTATTCCAGTCTAAAGTCGCGTCACCCCAATAGACATCTGGCTCCCGCCAAAATATGTTCCCACGATAACGTATGGGCAACAGGTTTGCGATAATCCTATTATCGTCATTATTGCTTACAATCTGTAACGAGAGATTTGTGGTTGATTCACAAGTCACATTTGCTTGTGTCACATATTTTCTGACCGCAGATGTACCAAAGTTGTACGCAGCCGTTTCCAAGGTATAAACAATCGTTTCATTAATCCAATCTGTGACTGGAATAGATGAGTTTATTACTGGATCTACATACAGTGTATCTTTGTGAATCAGTACATATCCAATATCACTACAGCGAATCATATCGCCATTTATAAACTCAATTGCAGACGGAACAAAGTTATCACCAGAAATGGTGGTGAACGTAGAATTTTCACGTATAGCCCAATTCAGATCAAGGACGTAGCATTTGTTTAAATCACTTGCGTCTTCATCTTGAATAGTCCACCAGATACGATTCTTTTTACTATCGTACTTACCTTGGTATTTTAAATTCTTAGTGTCATCTGAAGTAAATGTTTTATAAGTTTCATCATAATCTTGATTAAGCTTAATTACTTTAAAACCATCAGTAAAATATACAGCGTCTTTACCAAGCCAGAATACGCCGTCTAGGGCTTGAACAGCTGTGTTGGTACCAATACATCCACCAGTGTCACTAATGCGCTCTACAAGGATGCCATTGCGTCCTAGCTCATCATAAAAGCCGTCTGCCCTGTAGACCTTTTGTTTGCTGAGAATGATGACGTTATTCTTGGTAGAAGAAACGGCTACAATATCATCGTCTATATCGACATAGAAGCTTTCAGGAACAGAATCAATGTCTCCAGGAATAGATTGTAAAAATCTATATGATTGCCCTTCTATATTTCCATAATAAGCAATGTCGTTTCTTACGTGAATAGATTTACATTTTGGTGGAGGATCATTTCCTGGAACCCCACTATTTGTATAAAGCTGCTCTCCTGCTTCTAAATTTGCATCAGTTTTAGTGTCAATATATCCAACAGCAGAAGATGTTAAAGTTGCAACTAAATAATATACAGTCCCATTGTTTTTTGTCCTGTATACATCAATTTCTATATTTTCATCGTCCCAATTAGTTTCATTATTATTTAATAATTTATATACTTCACCAGATCCAGAACCAGGCCCCGTTGCTGTAAATACAGTCCCTATATTATTATTTGGTGCTCCAATTAATGTGAAGTCTGTATCTATAGGATTTCTAATTTCGTATACCTGCCCAGCAACACAATTAAATGCTTGGTAAACTAATTTTCTTAAATTATTGAGAGTTACTGAATTTGCAGGGCCAATAGAAATGCAATTAGATGCTAATATTGCTGGACTAGGAGTACTAATATCTAAAAACTGATTAGATCCAGTTTCACCAGCTGTATATGATCTTCTATATGCAATTTTATATAAATAATTATTAGATCCTGGAGCATAATTTAAAGTAACAGCAGTTGAATCATATTTTGGTAAACCTGCTTGTCTTAAAGTCAAAGTATTACCACTTTTGGTCACTTTCATCGGATAACCAGGAAGAGATGAATTTGCTATAAACGTATGATAGTTCCAGTTTGCATATGTAAACTGATGGCTTGGAGTTGATAATGGAAAAGCATCATGCCCACTTCTTCCAGCAATTTCTTCCCAAGTATGAGTAGATGCTTTGTAATAGTAAAGTTTAGTAGCACTTTGGACATAAAGTGTGTCTTTATAATTAAAACAAGTTGTAATTCTGTTTGCTACAGGTCTAGGCGCAAGAACATCATACAACTGTGATCCAGGCCTAGTAAACACCTTGCCTTGACCCTGATATTGATTGATCAATAGGTTGTCACATTGCTTTAATTTGTTTGGTGGGGCGGACAAATAGTAATCCGTAATCCCACCAGAAAAGTCTTCTAGTTCTACTTTTTGTGCCATGATTAAACCAAGATGTGAGCGGTTGCATTTAGGCCATTATCGTTAGAATATACTTTATATTTTTTTCCTGCATTTGGAGTAGTAGTCCCAGCCTTAACATCAAGATGAAGCTGTGTACCTGTATCGCTTTTAACAATGATGGCAACATCAGCATAGTTAGCACTATTTGGCAGTGTAAGCTCTTGCTCCCAGACACCATTGGTTTGGTTTGTCCATCCAGCAGATGATATTGCCTGTGTAACAGCCGTAATGCTGGTACTTACAACTTTGGCAGCATCTGTACCGTTATGAGTATGATCGTTAGTTTTTACAATGTTGCGCTCTAATACCGGAAACCAAACAGAGCCTTTGTCTCCTGTGTCTGGTTGCTCTAGCCTCATACCGGTGGGAAGTGTTGTAGACATAAAATCTCCTATAATTGTCCTGCAATATAAGCCGCAAATAAAAAGTCTACGCCGTCATGCACTCTATCGCTATTGCATGGGCCCCAGTCTTTCGGATCATCATCACGCTGCCATAGATACTCTTCACAACGGTCACTGGCTGTTGGAAGCCTATCTGAAGGGAAAAGTTTTTCATCAAGCAAGATATCAATTGCTTGCTGCTGATTTCCATCACGGTACTTGTTATACAAGGCGGAGAATAAGGCGTTCCTTGGGCTTTCTTGTGAGTATTTTCTAATTTCCTCATACTCAACCAAATTAAGGCCATCACCAATCATTGCTTTTGTTAACAAGGCAACGGCATCAAGGTGTTTTTCAAACCCTGCTTTTTTGGCAACAGGTGTTTCTGATTTTACCGAAACATTAAAGCCAATCATTCGTTGAAGCAAAAAGACCATTGGAGGCGTCATGAATGTACGGCTAATAGGCCCACGGCCCATTACATTGCCATTGGCTTTTCCGTACTCATATATCTCAGTGAGGTTTTGCTTGTCACCTGTGGCGTACAGGTACGGGAACAACATCATCAGCATGTCTTTAGAAATGTCTGATTTGCTTTGGCCGTCATCATAGCAACGCTTTCCAGGATTACGATACCAGCGCCCGGGTTCGCCTTCAGCTTGTAAAATATCTGCCTCTTGGCATCCGCTTGATA